ATGTAGGAATTGTTGTAGAACAGGATTTGTTCGTGGAACAGTTAAAAACCCATCATCAAAGATTATTGGTTCAAGAAGAAAATTTCCGTCTTGCTCATCTTCAAATGGTGATTTTTGATTTCTTGCATATCGCAAAGGCCTGTTAATGTTTTGTTCTTCATCAAAATAAAGAAGTGGGTATCTAGATGTGTTTCTAGATGGCAACGTAAAAGATATTGGCGTTGCATTGCTTTTTAATTTGTAGGTCTTATCTACTGATGTTGTGTTTGTTTTCATTTTATTTAATTTAAGTTGTTACTAAAAAAATAGAGAGGGACACTGATGTCCCTCTCTTTATTCAATCATTTGTTATTATGCTCCGTAACGGAATAATACAAAGTTATTCGCACCTAAAGTACAAACAGCACGCTCAGATAAGAAGTTAACTTCCATTGCATCTAAGTCACTAGTTTGAGCACCTCCGGCTGAACCTGTAATCCAAGTCTTATATTTTCTATCTTCTGCTTCAGAAGCACGATATCTAACATGTAAGAAAGGTCGCTTTGCATTTTTACCCATAACTTGGTCATATACATTAGTTGAACCTGCAGGAACTAAAAGTCCTGTAATGTTCCCTGATGCAGTAGCACCTGTAGGCATAGAACCACGCATTGTTGGGTCATTTAAGTATTTCCAATCAGTCTTGTAGAAATCATAACCTCTTCGGAATCCTGTAAAGCCTAAGTTTAACGCCATGTCTTTGTCATTGTCAAATAGACCATAAGAAGTACCACCTGCTCCATAAGAGTTTTGTGCTGCTAACATATCGTCAATGTCAAATCCAAAATCACGATTAACAAATAGTACGTTTTCTTCAATAGCACCTTGCTTATCTAAACGAGATATAACAGTGTCCCAATCAGAAAGGGTTGTTGGATTACCACCACCCCATACATTTCCACGACTATTTACTACATAAAAAACACCATCAGAACCTTTATTACCGGCTGAAGTATATGTTGTTTGTAGTGCAACACCTGAAGCTGCACCCGCAGGAACTGCTTCTACCATTGCTGTTTCAAGATAGTCCTCAAAACGTAAACGAGTTTCATGCTCTGATTTCAAGTACCAAAGGTATCCTGAAGCACCATTCTCAGTAGTTACTTCAACCCAACCAATTTGAGCCATGTCTGAACCATTTACTGCATATTTATCTTTGATGATAATTGGTGAATTTTGAAAGATAGTATCTTCAGCTTCCAAAGAACCTGTCATTCCTGCAGTTCCTTTTTTAAATTCTGAACCATATACCCAAATAGAACAAGTTGAAGCAGCAGGAAATGCTTGACCACCTTGCTCATAATAAGCTACTGTAATAGTATAAGTAGGACCTGCTCCTGCAGGTGCAACAATAACGATTCCTTTATTTGATAATCCCGTAGCATTATCATAAATCATAACTGTTTGACCTAAACGAATTGCAATAGTGTTTCCTGAAGTAATTGTAGCATCTGTAATAGTGTATACAGACTGAGTAGCAGCAGCAGCAGCAGTTACAACACAACTTGTATATTTAGTGTGTAAACGACCTTGCTCTGCCCATTTAATTAAATCTGAGTTTGACGGCATCTCTGCTCCTACCATACGCAAGAATGAAGATACTGTACGATTACCATAACGCTCAAATTCTTTCTCATAAGTATCAGGAAGATACTGAGTTAAGAAGTTGAAGTTAGTAATGTAGTTTGTTGATAATGGAACTTGCTCCGAACTAGGAGTAAGACCAAAAGTTGGTGTATTTAAAATTGCCATTTTTTTTTGTTTTAGTTTTTATATTCTTTTCATACTTCTAATTTTTAGTCCGTTTCCGGAGTCAGGGCTTAGAGACTTGACCTGTACGCCTTCGGCTCTTGAACCTGCTTCAGATACTTTACGCTCAGACATGTTTATGTTTTTTATCTTACGCGTAACATCATCCGTTGCATCAGCTTGTCCTTGTTCATAAAAGAACTTAGCAAACTTTTCAGGGTTCATTGCCATAGCTAACGATTTATGATATCCCTCTGCATCTTTCATTAAACCATTCTCATCTAAAAACTTATTAATAAAGTTTTGTGGTGATGAATGATTTTTTTTAATCTCGCTTAGATTACCGGGAGAAAATGAAAATTTCTTGTCGTTTATGTTGAAATCAAAACCTTTGAAATCATCGTTCAAAACTTCATTTGTCTTTTGGTCGAACCATTCTCGCTTACGCTTGTTTGATTCCTCAATAGTCGCTGCTTCTTTTGTGTATTGTTTGTATGCCTCGAATACTTCCTTTTCTTCATCGGGAACATCTAAACCTCTTGACTCAAGGGGTGTAGAGTATTGTTCTTTCTGTTGATTGAAGTATTTCTTAGCTTCTCCAATAGCCTTTTTCTTTGCAATCTTTGTTTTCTTAATAAAAGAATCATCATCTAAATCTTCATCGAAATAATAATCTTCCATTAATGCATCTATATCATCTGAATCCAAATCTGAATTTGTAGAATGTAGATATTGCTTTAATAGGTCATCAGAATCCATATTGTCAAAATCCTTATTTAACTTTATGTAATCTTCAAACCCTCTTCCTGTGTCCTTCTTATATTTCATATAAGCAGCAACATCGGAAGGAATTTCTTCTGTGATATTTCTTTCAGCCATTAATTCATCAAATGAATTAATTTCTTTATTATATCTTTTTCCAATATATGAAAGAACTCTTTCTTCGCTTAATTCATCTTCAGGTTCAAATTCTTGTTCCTGTTCTTGCTCTTGTTCTTGCGGTTCAAAATTATTACCTGTCGATAATGACTCTTCGTGCTTTGCAAGTAATTCTTCTTCTATTTGAGCAACACTTTTTTCTTCTGCTCCGTCTAGTAATCTAACTTTCATTTCCATTTTATTTGATTTTATTTTTTACAAAGTTATATAAAAAAATTTAATATTTTAACGAGGTGAAAATTCCCCCATATCAAATCCATCTAAACTATCCTCATTTGACTCAAAAGTCATAGGTCTGCCTTGAGGAACATTGAATCCGTCTAAGTCATCTTCACTGTTTTGGAAGTCTATAGGAGATAGATTATTCTTTCTTTGATTTATTAATTTTGATTGTTCAGTATTTTGTTGGCTTATTCTTTTTGCTTTAGCATCTTCTCTCTCATTCTCTCTAATCTTCAAGTTGTTTTGCTGTAAGCCACCTAATTGCATATTGTAATCAAACTCTACTGCCATCAATTCTTTTTTGAGTTGAGCTTCTGCTGTTAATTGCTCAATAGTAAATTGAACCTCCGCTTGTTTTAATTTTAACTTAGCATCAGACTCCATTTGTATTTTTTGAATAGCAGTCTGCATTGCCATTTCTTGAGACTTTAATTGTTGCTGCGCTTGCATTGCTTGAATCTGCATTTTATTTTGGTCTTCCCTATCTTGCTTCTGACTTCTCTTCATCTTCAACAATTGATTTGCAAGCTTGAGATTTCTCAACTCTCTAATATCAATAGCATCTTCAAGATTTATATCACCCTTAGACAAAGCCATTTGTATGTTTGCTTCAAGCTGTGCTTTTTGTTCTTCATCAGGAGATACTTCAATAAAAATTCCAAAGTCATAAATATACAAATCGGAAATATCATTTAATATTGATACATTATATTTTCCAATTTTATTTGCAAAATCATCTTTGAAATCAGCATACTCTAATATATCTCCTACTCTATAAGTTAATGCTTCTGCTAAACTTCTATAGATATAGAGACCACCTTCAAGTATATGCCTTGTTGCTGTATTTGAATTTAATGCCGCTAATTTTTGAACTCCTACTAATGAATTAGGGTCAGGCGTACTTCCATCTCTTGCTTCATTCAATCCTGTTACAGACCTAATCATATCCATATAATGGTTATAATTAGATATTAACATTTGGGTTTTGCTCAATCCTGAATTTGAAGTTAATTGAGTAATAGGAACTTTTGCATTGTTAAAGTCACCCTCTT